AACCCACACAGAGAACGTGCCCCGCAACGTCTCAATGCTGCAATAGTAGTACGCCCGTGACGGTTTGCCGCCGAGCATCCGACCACTATTGTCATGAAAGTTTGAACCGACAGAGTATGACGCGTACTCACTACCCTCGATGAATTGCCCGAATTTTGTTTTGTACACTCCGGTAGAGAACTCTTGCGAGTCTGGGAAGTGTGCGACAATAAAGCCGTTTGCCTTTGTGATGACCTCGGTGTCAGACTCAGGTTTGATGTCATACTCAAGAAAGTAAGGATTCATGATCGAAACTGCGTTAGCGAGAAAAAGCGCGCGAGTCTTATCCTTCCAACGATCCACGGTAGAATAAAAGTCGTTGAACGCTTTTGCCTCATTTGGGAGATAGTGCAACGATCCCTTTTCGATGATGAACTCATCAAAGATGATTGTTGTTACCTGTGGGTACGCAATCGACTTTTGCGCTTGAGCGGTTGAAAGCGCGACAAAGTAACCCATAATCTGCCAGTCACGGTGTTTCTTTCCGCGCGTATCCATGCTACATACCTGCGCCGTAGAACCTTCAACTCTAAAGTCGTGTTCCGGAAACTGGTCGGCAAGGTCTGCAAAGAATGTTCCGCGTCCACGTAGTTCTGTCGAGTATCTACGTAGGTAGATGAACTGCTCACCGTTTTTGATGAAATTTCGGATCACACGATGCTTAGCACCGTAAGTCTTTCCTAGGCCGCGCGCGCCGATGATGTACATGAATGTGGCGTTGTAGGAATAGACTTTGTCGTAGTTGTAGTATGGCAAAACCTCTTTGGGCGCCTTAGACATGTCGACGCACCCAGTGGTAAACGCTCGCGCCGATGCGCGGCGCAAGAGCCTTCACGTTTGGTCCCGCGTCTGGCCCACCGTGTCCGACGCAGTTACCATTTCCTGAGTACATATCCACGTGATCGACTCCGCCACCTTTCCAGTCGAAAAAGATCAGGTCCCCTAGTTGTAGCAACGATTCGTCCAGGGTACCAGATCCCTCGGCCACAAGTGTTCCTTGGCTGTACTGGTTTCCGGTGTAAGTGCCGATCTCGATTCCTGCAACTTCGGAATAGCAGTAGTGCACAAGTCCTGAGCAGTCTGTATACATATTCTTATATGGCAAAAGTCTTGAGGCGCCTTGCGAGTAGGCGAACAGGTCGAGTCGCGCGAGCATCCAAGCGACCAACTGAGCGCCAATAGGGCTGCCAGGGTCCGGAACTACCACGGGCGGGACGATAGGCGGCACAGGGGCACCTGCTGTGACGTCAGACGATGGTATCCACCAGCCGCGCCCGTTGGGTACGGCAATCACGGTGTGACCGTCGACGAATCGGATGTGAACCTGGTCGGCAACGGACTGAACATACTTGACCACACCAGGTGTTTTCGTCTGACCAGTGCTGCCCGTGTTCCCGCCCGGATCGGGAACGGGAACAGGAACAGGGTCCGGGCCACCGCCAACACCAGAAGTGTTTCCGGATTTGATGATGTCGCGTGCAGTTGTGTAGCGCGTTCGGTACTGACCTAGAACAGGTTCGTTGAGGCATACGGCGTAAAGTCGGTCGATGTCTGACAAAGGTCCTGCCGACGCAATCACGCCTAGCGCGCGCCTGGGGGACTGGTGATACATGACGAAAAAGAATAGAACGCCTTGCGTATTGGTGTTCTCACTCATACCAGCCTTTTGAGCAGCCACCAGGTACGCACCCAGATCCTGTGTTGCCTGATCGTCCTGAATCGCGTGGTTGTTGTCAAGGACAGTTCGTAACGGTTCACCCTCCGCTTGCGTGAGATAGCGATTAGGCCAGTAAGTGCTGTCGTTGAAGATTATTGTGTCTGTGAGGTCGTGGGTGAGCGTGTCCGGGACACCCACCCACGACGCGGCATTCTCATTGATGATGCGGTAAAGAATTTCGGCCGCACGGACGCCGTACCATTGCATGATGCCAACGGTTATTGGGTCGTTGTAGTTGATCGAACGATAGTTGAGGTTCGACTCAACAGTGCCTATAGCCTTCACTGCAAGTTTCTTTGCCTCAGAATCGTACGTCATCTCAACATCCCTTACCTAGAGCGCAACCGTGTGAACAGGGTTGAGCCATTGACCCGTGCCGTGGTTTCGATAACGAACTTCTACACGATCTGGAAAGATCGTGAGCAGGGCGGAGCACACGTTCACGTCACCGTCTGAGTTGAGCACGATAGGCGACGACGCTGAAATTGCGGCAAACGTAGCGTTCCCTAGTGTCATGCGCTTAACCACATCAACGCGGTCAGGCGCCGAATGCGTATGCCCCGAGACGTATGCGACGATGTTCGAATGTTTAGCCAACATGTCCTCGAACGTGTACGCATCCTGGCTGTGTGCGTACCAGAAGGGATAGTATGATGATCCCGAATATACTGGAGGATTCTCACCCACTGTCCCGTAAAGTGGCGCATGGAATGTGACAACAACCTGACGATCCGTTCCCGAGATGACACTGTCAGCCCAGGTGAGCGTTTCAGCGTCAACGGTGCATCGGAAATCGTAGCCAACGGTTCCTACGGCACGATTCGTCGTGAGAGCGAGGCCAACGATCCTGACGTGATCACCGACGTCAACGAAATAACTCCGGTTGACAACACCTAGCGGTGCCGTACGTGACGTCCAACGGGCAGGATCAATCTGCAACGGATCACCAGGCATTGTCGCCAGAAGTTCATCGTGGTTTCCCGGGATGATTGCTAACGGCAGACCGGTGGTGTTCATCCGCTCAACCCATGAAACCATTGCAGTAAAATCGCTGTCGTAAGCATTTGCCGTGACGTCGCCGCTGATCACCCACGCTTGAATGCTGTCCCGACCGATCATGTGCTCCAGGTCGGTAAGCATCTTTGCGCGATTATCCATTGAAGGATCAATGTCAGCGGCGACGTCCTGCAAGTGCAGGTCACTGAGTAGCGCGAGTGTCACACCATTGTTGTAGACAGGCTGACGGTTTCCGCGCGAGTAGTAGCCACGGAATCGAGTCACAGCGGGCGATACCCCGTGGTAACCATGACGGGACCCGTGATTGCGGCAGGAGTGCCCGTGGGTGAGAACGTCAGAACAACGATCTCTCCGGGAGCAACGTTCTGATTGACGAACGCGGAGGTGTCGAATGTCCAATTCTTACGGTTGGAGATCGCCTGACCGCCGGTAACCTTCGTCGTCTTGGTCGCCACGGTCCGATAGGTGACGTTGTCTGTCGACAGAATCTTGAGGATGGCCGACCAGTAATTGGTGTCGCTTGCGTCAACGCCAACAGCGGACCATTCAACAAGCGCGAGGTTGGTTAGCGCCATGTTGAACGGTGCGACGAACAGCGGGCCAGAGGTGAGACCCGAAATCGTGGCGCCAGTGGCTGTGTAAAGCGTGTTTGTGAACAGATCCTCAATGCTTGCAGCCTGAGACTGAAAAGCCTCAGCAGCCGTAAGGGTCTGATAGCGACCGTCGCTCTCCACCTTCGTGTATCGCAGACCGAGACCGGCCGTAAGGTTGGTTGCCACGGATGCAGCGGCCGCTGCCGCGTTGTTGGCCGTGGTTACGGCACTGGACGCATTTGTGTTCGCAACGCCCGCGTTCGTCACGGCGGTGTTGGCTGTGTTCTGCGCATTCGTTGCAAGGGTCTGGGCAGTCACACCAGCCTGATTTGCGTTTGCGATCGACGTCACCTGAGAGTGAATTGCGGCATCAATCTTCCCCATGTCGACGTTGTAGTCACCACGCCACGTGGGCTTGTCCGCGTCAACGAACTGCGAAAGGACGACATTTGCTGTTTTGTTGGTTGATCCCATGATGTTTTTCTCCTAGGCCGTTGCGAGTGTGTCGTTTGTGGTGTCGATGGGTGAAAGATCGAAGTGTCGCGCGGAGCGGTTGAGCGCGTCGATCTGAGCAGCCGTGAGGTTCTGAACGTCGAGATCCTTTGCGAAATACGCGTGAACGCGCACGTTGTCGTAGACGTTCGAGATCACGGTGTTGACAGGCGATGTGAGGCCTGTTGTAGGGTCAATCGCGACACCACCTGGAATCGAGTCTACAACCATTGCCAGGATCTCGGCACGGGCGACAGCGAGAGCAGCGGTGGACCGTTCCTCGCTCGCGGTGATAGCGGCTGTCAGTGAGGCGACATCCGCCGCGTGCAGCGCTTGCAGGTCGACGAGCGTCTGAACAACCTGATCAGACCAGTCATGCAGCGCTTGCAAGTTTGCGGCGATCTGCTCCAATTTCTCAAGAAACGTCAGGCCGTCACGATACGTGAAAGGCGTCACGTTTGAGATCGGGTAGTAGTTTGTCTGCGGCGGGTACAGATTCGTGGTGATGCTCACAACTTACCTCCGAACGGGTAGAAGGATGAAATAGGTGTGAACGAATCGCCGTTATCCCAGACGAGCATGAAAAGCCCTTCCAATTCGGTGATGACCATCATGTCGACGTTGATGAACGTCTCACGGTATTGTAGCAGCAAGGTCGACTGTGCCTGCGAGAAACCGTGAGACTGAGTGTCTGCCGTACCACCCTGAGTACCAGCCTGACGACCCTTCACAACCTCCGTGGCGGTTCCCGTGGCAGTGGATTCAGACACGCTGTCCTGTGCCGCCGTGGCGTAATCACCGTCACCCGCAAGGCGAGTCTGAGGCGTTTCCGAGGAAACGGCGCGAGACTTTGCGGCCGAAACCGACGTGTTTCCGCCAGAAGAATCTGTTGTTGACTCATTGAGCGACGACCCGTCTGTGACACTGTGAGCCGTGGTGCTGAATGTGAGCAGGGGATCAATGGAAATCAGTTGAGACTTGTAAAACTGATTGTAGAACGGCATGATTTCGTTCATCTTGCGACGCAAGGCAAATCGGAACATGTCAACTGTTTCCTGACCGATTTCCCGGTTCCAAAAGTGGTTGACGATCTTCTCATTCAGGGTGTGGCGATACGACTCGTCGAAGATTGGGTACACACCCAGACCCACATCGGGAGAGAGGTCCAAAGCCTCTCGTAGCGTCATCGTGAAAGTAGCCATCAGATAATCCTCTCGGGCGCCTCGGGAGCGGCTGACGGGTCAAGGTCCCACGACACGTCAACGCTCAGAAGATATCGTTTGTTGATCTGCTCAGCAGCCATCTTGCGCGCCTTGAGCGCGATCCCGCGCGAGGCAACAACCTGACCGTTGTTGGCTTCGATCTCGCCAGAGATCAACCGCTCTTTCTTGTCCTGGTTGGCATTGTTGATTCCGAGTAGCGTCATGCATTCGGACCACAACTTGGACTTGGAAAGTTGTAGGTTCAGAACTGTTTCCTTGTCGATCAGGACAGGGAACACGTTGATGTTTGCCGTAGGATCGAGTGCGTCGGTCCCAAAAATGACCGGCTGACCCTCATCATGCTGTCGCATGATGTTCACGTACGAGAGGCGTTGATTCTCCGGAACCGTCAGGACGAAGGAATGCCGCATCGAATTGAGGTTGATTTCAATAGTTCGGTCGATCTCCGCCAGTTTTGTGGCGTAAATCGAAATGATGTCCCAATCGGGTATCCGGAGGTAGTTTGCCCAGATCGGGACACACTCTTTCGCTGTCAGCCGTTTGTTCACCATCGTGTTTCCGATGACGGTGAACGTGGTTGGGTTGTCATACATGTTGATTGCGCCAGTGCCCGCCGCACGAAGCGCCATGTAACGGCCGAACTGTGCGTCGTAGTAGAAGACGGAAAGCGCCGAACGGAACAGCGTTAGTTCCAAAAATCGCTCATCAATGGTGTCCGGCAACCCTGTCCACTTGAAACGGTTGCAGGCCAGTTCCGTGAGAATGCGAATATACATCCTCTCGATGAGAGCCTTACGGTCACGGACGGGATTACCCATGAAAGGGTCGTAGAGCGACGACTGTGCGTAGTCACCCTTACGCGAACTTTTGCGTGTCATAGCGTGATGCCTCCTAGCGGATGATTGTCTGCCATGTCAATGGTACCGATGTCGGACGGGTTGCGCCAGACTGTCACACCCTTTTCAAAGATTCCACGCAACGTCTGACGGAAACCCTCAGGGCAACGGCTTGAACGAATGTACGTCTCACGGAGTTTCCAATACGTGAAACGATCCATGACAGCCATGTTCGAAGGCATCTGCCCGAAACGGTTCACCGCATATCCGTATCGCAACCAATATTCACCAATGGCTGCCATAGCAGATGCCTGCAACGTTTTCACCTTGAAATGCACCGCCCACTTGTATTGTGAAAGGTTGAACGCATCACCGCCGATCTGCCCAGACGTTGACGGCTGCAACATCTTCGCGTCCTGCACTCGCGCGTTGATTCCAGCAATAGTGTTCTGATAGTCACCACGCGCCGCGAAATCTGCATACTCGCGGTTGGTGTCTCGCATGTATCCCTGAGTACCAACCTGTGCCTGATTCTGACCTCGCGCAAGCCCGGTGTTGATCGCCAACTGCTGATTGTTTTGATTGACCTGGATCGCCAAACCTGCGGCCTGGTTGGCTGCCCCGAGAACGCCTCCCGCAACGCCCGCAGGGTTGCCAGACGCGGCACCGCCGATGAGCGAGCCTGCACCACCCTGGAGAGCCTGATAGGTGGCAGTCTGATTGGCGAGAGCCGTACCAGCCGTCTGCGCCATGACGCCTTGCTCCGTAAGGTTCTGCGAGAGCGACATCCCTGCACCAGCCTGATTGAAACCCAGCGCGTTTCCTGCGAGTGCACGTTGCTGTGACCAGTCGGCAGAATCATGCTGGTAGGCAATGCTGTTTTTGTTGCTTGCAAGATAGGACATGTAAGAGTTGTTCACAACAGAGAATGTTGGTAGGTTGAAGATACCTGTCACCATGTCCAGGAACTCGGCATTGTCCGTGATCAGATCACCGCTAGCGCTGTATACAGGGTCCTGCCAACCACCGTTGTTGTAAAGGTATGGGTAGACGACGATTCGAGGATCGGGTAGCGAAAGATGTATGAGTTTGACATAGTCAAACGCGTCACCAGGCATGCACTCAGGCTTGAGAACCAAAGGCTTTCCCGAATAGGTCATCTCAACCAACGTGTACGGGTAGGTGAGGAACTTTCGCAAGCCCGCGTAACGACCGAGGTTCACGCGATCACGCCATTGCGGTGCAATGCCGGTCATCACGCGCGGCTTGAGTTTGAAATCACTCAACTTCGCAACTTGTAGCCCACCAACAACGGAAACTGTTGTAGTGATCAATTCGTCAGCGGGAATGTTTGGCACGATCATGACAGAGATAATACCCTGACTCACCCACGGCTTGTCAGACAGGTTGTGCATGAACGTGCGGAACTGGTTTATGTTCGGAAAATGGTAGAACTCAACACCGTTGGGAAGTCCGCCGAAACCAGAGCCACCAGCCGTGTTCAGAACGGGAGCGTCAATAGTTCCACCAGAACCTTCGAACGACACCGTGGTTGCCACAATGATGTCATACCAGTAGTCCGGATTCGCATCATTGATGCTCGCAATGTCCGACGTCGCGGTCTCATTGATGACGTATTCATTCCCAAGGTCCAATCCCTCAGGAATTGTTAGGTAGTCGCGCCCGTTGTGATCCGTCGCGTTTTCGTTGGCAATTCCGATGTGGCCCCGTTCGATGTAGCAGTTCCCGAATTCCACGAAATTGTTGAACGTCTGCCACACGTCCAACTGGATTACTAATTCCGTAGTGTTCGGCGCAACGTACCGCACATCCGAAACGAAGTAGTAGAAAACCCGAGGACTGTCTCCGTCGATAGGCTGAGAGCCGTTGTAGACGCGTAGGTAGTTGAACGCATAGCAAGCATTGAACGGGAGACTTACACGCACGGGCATCCCAGGTTTTGCGTACGTCATCCCTGTGAAATTAATGACCGGCCCAGCATTCTGGCTCAAGTAAGTGTCCAGGAGATCCGAGGTGTCAAACTTCACGATATCCCGATAGTCAGCAGACCAAGGGACGTTGCAAAGCATTGCGGTAGTACCCGCTGACCACATCGCGTAGTTGAAGTCGCGGCCAAAGGTTGACACTGGTGGCAGGCTGTCAATTCCCATGCTCATTGTCTCCTAGTTCGCAACCGGCGGGATGTTCAGGTGTGCTCGCAGGTCGCGGGCTTCGTTGGCAATCGTCCCGATGTTCCCATCAACTCTCTTGAGAACCTCACGCATTGCATCGGGGTTTCCCGCCTGAGCAAGAATGTCCTCGATGTTCTGTGTGCACATACGGGTTGCAATGTCGCGCGCCCGGTCGGCTTCTGTGTACATGTCGTCATCCTCCGTTGACTGATTTGTTTCTGTGATGTGCTGGTCGGTCCAAGACTGGTACTCCAGGTGCCACAACTCACCA